AGGAGTGTACCTATAACCCTTATCTTTGGTCTTATAGCTCAAGCATCAGCTATAGTTTGGACTGTATCCATGATGATGTCAGACATTGAACGTAATGCTGAAGAGATCATGCGTATGCAATCCAGACTATCTGTTGTAGAAGATGCTACACAAAGACAAGCAGTATCTATGGCCCGTATAGACGAGAACATTAAAGCAATCCGACAGTCAGTAGAAAAGATGGCTAATGAGTAGTTATCACTTAGTAGAAATAATCAAAGGACCAATGCAAGTTGGTGACAAGTGGTTTATTCTTTGTCGGGTTGTTCACAAGAGTACTTCTTCAAGACCTTCACTTGAGGAAGTAAGTTTCGATACTTTTGATGCAGCCCATGAGTTTGAAAGTCAGTGGAGTTAAGGCTAATTTCCATTGTAGGGGTGCATTATGGTAGATCCATTTACAGCTTTGGCTGCGGTCAAAACTGCTGTCAGTGCGGGTAAAGAGCTTGTCTCAGTTACTAAACAAATTGGTGAGTTCTTTGATGGTGTCGATGAACTAAGAAATAACCACAATAAAAAGAAGAACAGTCTCTTCTCAGGTGATGATGAAAACAGTATGGAAACCTTCGTTAAGCTACAGAAGGCTAAGGATGCTGAAGAAGAACTCAGAGCCATTGTAATAGCTACCAGAGGTTACTCCGCTTGGGGTGAGCTACAAGAAATAAGAGCTAGAACACGTAGAGAACGTAAAGAGAAGGAAGCTGCTGAGAGACTCCGTAAACAAGAAATGGTAGAGAAGATAGTTGTCATTGGGGGTACTCTGATTGTGTTGTCTATTATAACTGGAATAGCCACTCTTGCCATAATGTCATCAAAGGGAATGCTATAATGGGTTTAGAGGCTAAAGGCACTTTTCCATTTCAGATGTATCAGATCCCTGAGTTTACAGCTACGACTGTGACTACAGCACCTACCCCACCAGCTAAGACTAGCACTGATAAGCCAAAGGTTGTAGAGCCAGCTACTCGTAGTGAGATTACCATAAGACTTGACAAGTACTGGCAAGAGAAGGCTGAAGAACTCTTAAATAGGCAGAGAAGTATGGCTGAGATAGCCTACAGTCCAAATGGTAGAATTGTAGCACCTATAGAAGTAGGCAGAATACTAGACGTAGAGGTTTGATATGGAAACTATACTAGCTTGGAAACTACTACCACGACTAATGATGTTAGTTATGACTGGTATGTACATCAGAGTGATTGAGTGGTTTATGTCGTTACCACCAGAGGCTATGACATCACAGGCAACTGCACTCACTGCAACTGTAACTGGAGCATTAACAGGAGCCTTCGCCGTTTGGTTAGGGAATGAGAGCAAATGATAGGACAAATAATAGGTAGTGTAGTTGGTTTAGCTACAAGTGTAATTGACAGTAAGACACAGATCAAACTAACTGAGGCTGAGATTAAGAAGAAACAGCTTACAGGTGAGATAGACTGGGATCTAGCTGCCATACAGGCTACACAGAATAGCTGGAAAGATGAGTGGATAACCCTACTTTTCAGTATTCCCCTGATACTAGCCTTTTGTGGAGACTGGGGTAATGCTATAGTGCAAGCTGGTTTTGCAGCACTTGAGACTATGCCAACATGGTATCAGTATTCCCTTGGTGGGATCGTATCAGCATCCATAGGAATTAGATCAGTATCTAAATTCTTCGGTAAGTAATAACAACAAAAAGACTACCCCAGACAAACTTAAGCCCCTGTATCCTTAGTTGGACGCAGGGGCTTTTTTCATTGTGTCATCGCTTTAAATGTGCTGGTTAAAGACTTTAGTAGGTTACTCAGTGTAAAGTAAGCATAGTCCACCTCTTGTTGTAGTTTATGTACCTTCCAGACCAAGTAGAGTGTAATACCTAAGTGTACTAAGTCTACTGATTGGTCTAGGCTTATCATTTCTTACTCTCCACCTCTATGAGTTTAGATAAGTACCAGTCAGCCTTCTTAAGGTCCTCTAAGCCATTCTTGTAGCGCCACCTATGAAGGTATTTAGCTATATTCCCTCGTAGGTATCCTACAAACTCATCCTTGCTTAAGAAGTCCTCAATGTATTTGATACACTCAATAGTGCCTTGTCCGTAGTGTGGTGGACTGTTTACATTGTCAGATTCCATCTTACTTAAGTCCCACTTAGCCATTATAATCTCCTATGCACTATCTGGTATTTGAAAGCAGTAGTAATTCACCGATGAATCAAGTGAAGGTCTAGTATTCATAAGTCTATCCTTTATTGGTTCAGCAAACTCGTAACAGGATAGTTGACTTGTAAAGAATACATCATGTGCGGTAATCTTATAGTTTGCTTCGTGAAACATAATAAGAACTAAAACATACATCGAGTTTTCCTCTAGGTTAAATCTACTATTTCACAAGTGTCACCTGTACAAGCCATAGTTTGACTACCAGCGGTGTTATCTTCATTCTCATACTCTGAAAGTTCAGACCAGTCAATAGCCTTTGGCATAAGTTCTAACAGTTCATGGTAGTCTGTTGCTTCACATTCCTGATAAGGTGCTTGCTGATAAGTATGATCTGAATGAGGTAAGAACGACACCCCTGACATCTCATCAAAGTGCTTATAGACAAATGCACCTACTTCCATCCACTCATGGTCACGTACTGAGATAGTCACTGAGGGCTTATGCTCACACCATGACCTTTGGTATATCAGCCACATCTCTAGCTGCTCTACGGCTGTCATATCGTTCCTAGTGACTGCTCCTGCTGGTGACTTGATAGGGAAGCTAAAGACTGTAGTTGTGTCACCTTTCATAACACAGGGTTCGTTAGGTACACCCTTATCAATCATAAACTTCGTCAGCGGGTCTTTGTTATCTCCACGCACAGTACGAACATAATAAGGGCTATGACGAGCATGAATGCCACTAGCAGAATCAACAAGTTGGGAGACAGTACCACTTGGTTTAACGCAACTGATAGCAGCAGAAGAAGGGATGTTAAGGCGTTCAGCCCACTCAGCATTCGTAGATATTGCAACATCTTTTAACCTTTCTAGGGTTTTATTAAGACCAGCGTTCTGACTTGTAGTTAATCTATTGTCCATAATGCCCGTCAGGGATACACCTAGTAATCTCTCCTCTTCTGTGTTCTTGTTCCAGATCTTTCGTAGATAAGGGAACTTAGTCATAGATGATTGGATAGTACCTAGTATTGTAGCTAGGCGTACCTTACGCTCCAAGTCATCAATAGTATCTGTAGCTCGTACTACAACCTCTGTCAGGTTACAGAACTGGTTTGGTCGTAAGATAATTTCGCTACAGGGGTTAGTGCCAAACTCATAATTGGGATCTCTACGTCCATTCTTAGCTGCCTGTACCTTACTAGCCTGACGATTAAAGACACCACGTTCACCTGACTTACTTTCAACTAATGCAAGCCACTCACGCATGAATGTCTCCATGTCAGGCTTCTCTGTGTAGCTCACACTATTATTAGCCAATGCACGATGGGCTGCTGTTTCCCACCATTGTCCTGACTTAGCGTGACGCATACGGTCATCTGATAGGTTAGACAAGCTAATCATAGCACTACGACGAACACCACCAACTACAACAATCTGACCGATAAAGCACATAAGGTCATGGCACTCAATAGAGGATAACTTACGTCCTTGTGCAGCCTTGAAGGTAGTAACTGCAAAGTTGAACAACTCAACTAGAGGTGCAGGTCCAGATGCTCTACCACCAAAGGTCTTAAGTCTAGCACCAGCAGGACGTACAGCAGATACATCCCACTTAGGTATCTCACCAGCCCATAGAAGCGCAAGGACTTGACGAAAGGCTTTAGCCCACCCTTCCTTACTATCTTTAACTACAACTACTGTGTCGCTCTCAAATAGCTCAGGAACCTCTGGTAACTTCTGGATGAACTGACGTTCTACTGAGAAGCCTACACCTGTACCACACAACAAGATAAACATAGCCTCATCAAATGCTTTAGGGTCATCTACAGCCAAGTAGCTACAGTTGTACCCAGCAGTATTGTCACGGGCCAGTGCAGGACCAGCAGTCATCATAGCTCGCATAGAGGGCATTACTTCTAGGTTTAAGATGGCATCCCGTAGTTGGTTGACATAGGAATCGTTACCAGCTTTAGGGCGTACCACATTGTCCATGTAGCGTTCTACTGTATCTCCCCAATCCTCACGGCCCTCACCGTCGATATACTTAGCGTAGCGAGACTTAGCAATAAAAGTCTGGTAGTCAGTTGGCAGGTAATTATTCATCTTTAGCTTTTCCTCTCGCTCTCATAGTCTTATCTTCTTTTAGCCAGACCATACGGTCAATATCTGATCTAGCTATACCAATGTCTAGTAGTTCCTTATCTGTTAGCTGATTAAGCTGCTTGATTGCTATCCTGTGGGTTCGCCATGTCGCAAGATAATTCATATATCTCCAGAACCATGACATGCCTGTCCTCTTCTTACTCATCTGTTGTCACCTGATCCTTGTAGTGTACCGTTCTTTACACGGGCATTTAACTTCTCCATGTTTAACTCAATAATCTTAATCAAGCTGCCACCAAAGATGTTAGACAGAGCTACAGTATAGAATAGTACGTCACCTAACTCTTTCAAGACTGCATCATCATCAATCCTGTTGTCACGAAACAACTTCTTAATCTTATCTGATACCTCACCAGCTTCACCAGTAAGTCCAAGAGCATTCTCAATCAGTCGCTCCCGACCTTTAGTAATCATCTTGTCTTCTACAAACTGAGAATACATATCAATCATGTCTTTCATATCTTTCGCTGTAAGCATTACATCAACCTTCCATAAAATTCTGTATGTGCGTTTCTATCGTCTTTATCGAACAAGTACCAAGCGCAGTTGTCTTTACCTGTCATCTTGCTACCTTCAATCCATTTAACTCTGCCTATACTTACGATCTTTGTACAGTAAGTCATAAGTGAGGCAGATTGTTTAGTGTGCGCCCAATCAGCATCAAACAACAACCAAGTTGGGCATATCTCCGTCCAGTGATCTATGAAAGCGTGTAAGAACTTCCTTTCCCACGGTGGGTTAGTAATGCAGAGATCAAGAACCTTATATTGACTACCAAAACTTATCTCCAGAGCATTCATTTGCTTGATGTCTGGGTGTCTAGGTTCTATGTCACAAGCATATAAACATTCCCCTAGACCATCTGTTAGTTCGTGTATGTGGTGTATCAATCTTCCGTCACCAGCACAAGGCTCTACATAGTCAAACTTCTCATATGGTAGGTGGGCTATAAGAGGTTCGACAGCTTCTATTGGTGTAGGATAATAATCCCTTGGTACCCACTCAAAGTCACTACGCTTACCCATACAGTTCATTTAACCTCTTAAGTGATACAAACTCAGGCTCATAGACACCGTTGCTAATCTCCCTCTTGATTACACAACCTTTCCACCAATCTCTATTT